GACATGCAATTTGACCAATGTGTCAAGCATGATGACTCTGCAATTGAAATGATTGCACGTAAGTACGAGGCCGCAGGATACACCTTGCCAAAGGTTGTATTCTGGAACTTGAATGCCGCTTATGGCAACGCCCCAGTAAAGTTCGACAAGTCTGGTACTGCACTGGTGTCTGGTTTCTCTCCAGCCGTGGTTAAGCCATTGCTTGCTGGTGACCTAGAAACCTTCACACCAGAATCTGTGATGCTTAAGACCATCATGGATGACCGTTACAAGGTGTTGTGACGGCGTGGACACCGTGAGGTGTCCATTTTGAAACATGTTATATTAACAGAGTAGCGAAGTCTGTTTTAAGGGTAGCTCCCGTTAGTGTGTTTCAAAATGGATATGCGGGTGTGGTGGAAAGGTAGACACAGGAGACTTAAAATCTCCCGGCTAGTCCGTGCTGGTTCGAGTCCGGTCACCCGTACCAAATGCGCCTATAGCTCAGTTGGTCAGAGCAGTGGACTCATAATCCATTGGTCCAAGGTTCAAGTCCTTGTGGGCGCACCATTATCTACCAATATATTTCATTGGTTCTTCCAAGCTACGTAAAAATTCAGACTTTGGAAGCCATCCATTGCCTAGATGTGGATATTTTTGCACACGATCTTCGACCAAAAAGGCCATCATTATTCCCATAACGACACAGGCACCTAAACAAGATAAACCTAAGCAAATATTTCCATACAATTTTCTTTTCTCAGCACGTTCCCTTTTTGCTTTAATTTTATCTAATTCCAATTGCTTCTTAAAAGCAATTTTTTGTTCACCCTCAATTCGTTTACTCATTTCTTCAATGTCGGTATACAATGCACCAAGCTCCGGTGGACATTGATATATCAACAATTCACGTAAGTCTGTTTCCATTTTTTGGAGTTTCTTACGCATCAAAACTCTTTGTAACGCACGTTTGCCTACCGAATCGGTGCCGGTATAATATTGTGCTGACTTACGTTCTTCTTCTTCAAAGATTGCTATACATTTAGCATAATTTTCAAAATAGACACTTAGATGATCTCCTATTTCGGTATAGATATCATCCGGGTCTCTTTTGTTTAATTCAATTACTCTTTGTTTTTCTTCATTGAATTGCCTTTTCGCCTCATAAGGAATAGGTTTTCCCCTATACTTATCATTGAATTGTTTATCCAAATCTTTAAGTATACCTTTAACATCTCCAGCGGCGCTTTGTATGTCTTTGTAAAGTTTACACCCAGCTTTGACAGCCGAAACCGCCCCATTGGCCAAAGCAAATAGTGTTAGTGGATCCATTATTTTTTGTAATATGCCGTGATTGTTCTTGACTAACAGTTCATAAACTGTTAAAATGAGATTGATACAAAGCAATAAAACATAATAGAACCATTCTATACGTGGTATTTATTGTTCGGAACAACTATATAAGTATTTGGAGTTTAAGATGACGCCAACATTAATCATGTTTGACAATTTCTATGGTAACCCCATGGAAGTTAGAAATTATGCACTCTCATTACCATTTGATGTAACTGGTAATTATCCAGGTCGTAGAACCAAACCTATACCAGAACCTTGGAACTCTCAAGCAAAAACAATGTTTGAGAATATTCTCAGTAAGAAAATTACTTGGTGGCCTGAAGAATATACAGCATCGTTCCAGTATACCACAAAAGACGACAAAACCTGGGTACACTATGATCCGACCAATTGGGCAGCCGTACTCTACCTGACACCAGATGCACCACTTGAATCTGGAACGGCAATTTATCGAAATAAAGAAACAAAGATTTCGATGTTGGATCGAAATAATCCAGAGACAGATTATAATAGTTCTGATAATATTCTGAATGACATGGAAAAGTGGGAACCCGTGGTTACCATATCAAATGTGTTCAATCGATTAATTATGTACCGTGGTGAATATTACCATCGGTCCATGTTGCCAGGCTTTGGTGACAACCAGTATAATGGACGTTTATTTCAGACATTCTTTTTTAACGCAGAGGTATAAATTATGACAATCAAAGGTATTAAATTGGTGACAGGTGAAGAAATTATTGCAGACGTTGAAAACTCTGGTGATAATCGTTATAAATTGACAAACGCAGTTCAGCTACGGATGGTTCCACCACAAGTTGCCGGCGGCCAACCTTCTATGGGATTTGTTCCATTTCCAACATTTGGTGAACAAAAACAAAGTGTCATAGTTGAACCATTACATGTTGCTTACATGTACACACCTGTAGAAGATATCGTTTCAAACTACAATCAAACATTCGGTGGCATCATCACTCCTTCTAAACAAATTATCACTGGTTAATGAATTTTTATACAAACGTACAAGCTGTTGGAAGCAACATACTATATCGTGGAATCTTGGATGGTAAGAGAATCAAAACAAAAATTCCTTATCAGCCAACATTCTATGAAAAGTCCAACAAAGTAACAAACTTCACTGCTCTAGATGGAACTTATCTTCAACCACATAAGTTCGACTCAATGCGAGAAGCACGTGAATATCTACGTCAATTTGAAGATGTATCAGGTAAAACAATCTATGGTCAAAATCGGTTTGAATATGCATTTATTGGTGAACAACACAAAGGCATGGTTGAGTGGGATTTCGACAAAGTTTCTATCGGAGTCCTTGATATCGAAGTTGGTTCGGAAAATGGTTTCCCTGATCCATATGAAGCAAGCCAACCAGTAACGGCCATTGCACTCAAGTTTGTCGGTGGAAATATGTTTGTTTGGGGTTGCGGTGATTACGTAACTCAAGGTAAAGAAAGTTACCTGAAGTGTGCCGATGAATATCAACTACTGAAATTCTTTGTTAAGTTCTGGCAAGAGAAATGTCCAGATGCACTGACTGGCTGGAACACCAAGTTTTTCGATGTGCCTTATTTGGTCAATCGTATTCGCAAGATTCTCGGTGACGATGAAGTTAAGAAGCTGTCTCCTTGGAACATGATTCGTGAGCGTGAGGCTTTCGTTATGAACCGTAAGTTGACTGTGTATGAACTTGTTGGTGTCGCCGATCTAGACTATCTTGAACTATACAAGTGGTATTCACCTAACGGCAAGTCACAAGAATCGTATCGCCTTGACCACATTGCAAACGTGGAAGTCGGTGAAAAGAAAATCGACTATTCAGAATATGAAAACTTGCACCAACTTTATCGCCTAAACTTCCAACTGTTCATTGAATATAACATCAAAGACGTTGAGTTGATTCTACGAATGGATGATAAACTGAAGTTGTTGGAACTCGGTTTAACTCTTGCATATGACACCAAAACAAACTATGATGATGTGTTTGCACAGACACGCATGTGGGATGCTTTGACTTATAATCACTTGATGGAACAGAAGATTATTGTTCCACCAAGGATCATCAAAGATAAGAATGCCGCTTTTGAAGGTGCATATGTGAAAGAACCACAAGTTGGTCTACACAATTGGGTTGCTTCATTCGACTTGAACTCTTTGTATCCACACTTGATGATGCAGTATAACATTTCACCTGAGACATTGATTGAGCCGCATGACTACATCCAAGAAATGCGTGACATTCTGTCTGAAGGTGTAACCGTTGATAAATTGTTGCTTAAGCAAGTTAATCTATCAAATTTGAGCGATAAGAATGTTACACTGACTCCGAACGGCCAGTTTTTCCGCACAGACTTCCAGGGTTTCTTACCCAAGATGATGGAAGATATGTATGAAGATCGCAAGAAATTCAAGAAGATGATGATTCAAGCGAAGAAAGATTACGAAGCTGAAAAGGATGAAAGTAAGAAATATGAAATTGAAAAGCGAATTGCAAGATACAACAACCTACAACTTGCAAAGAAGGTTTCTCTTAACTCTGCTTATGGTGCTCTTGGTAGCCAGTATTTCCGCTTTTATGATTTACGAATGGCTCTTGGCGTCACTACTGCTGGCCAGTTGTCTATTCGGTGGATTGAGGCTAAGATAAACGCCTACATGAATAAACTATTGAAAACAGAAAGTGATTA